AAGAAACTTCGTATCGACGGAGACGACGCTCGGAGCTGGTTCTACCTGGCGACGGCCTACAAAGAGAACGGTCGGTGGGACGAGGGGCATCGGGCCTTCATAGAGTGCTTGAAGTTCAGCGTATGGAATGAAGAGCGCTGGCACTCCAGGGTGGGTGCGGCAACGTGTCACAGTAACCTGGGGGATATCGACGCTGCCCGGAACCAGTATGTTTTGGCCATCGAGGAGTATCCGGAGATGGCGGAAGCGTACTACTATCTCGGAAATCTAGCGTACAAGCAGCAAAGGTACCACGAGGCACGAGTCTGGTTAGAGAGGTGCGTCCAGATGGATCAGCCTCAGTGCAAGCTGTTCGTGAACCCCAAGATCTATCAGGTAGATCGTTACGACCTCCTGTCCATGACGTACAACCATTTGGGGATGTTCGGTGCTGCCGTCGAGCAGGCTGAAAAGGCCTTGAAGGTCGGTGCGAACCCTAGAATCCAGAAGAACGTTCAGATCTGGAAAGAGTGCCTGGAAGAGAGGTCCGTATGAGCGTCCAGTTGACGATCCAGAACTTGACCAAGAACGTACTCTCCATCGACGGAGAGTACGGTAAGCCCAGCGTATCCGTGGGGGCACTCCAGACAAAACCTGTGAACTTGGCTTCGCTCCAGTTCGACGACCTCTTTGTAGAGACGGTGGCGCAGTACACGGAGAGGTCTCGTTGTAGGGTTTTTCTGGGGTCTGTGGAGCTGACAGCGGCCAAGGTCAGGGACCTCAAGAACAGGGACATCACAGAACTGCTGGAGGGGACCGTGTACTCGTTGACCCCTTCTGGAGACGGGGACTTCGAGACTATCCAGGAAGCGGTTGACGCCATCACGGATGCCACCGACGACAACAGATACGTCATCGTCTTGGCCCCAGGGTTCTACGAGATAGAGTCGTTGGTCCTGAAGAGGTACGTGTATCTGTGCACAACGCTGAGCTTTGGTCTCAGCAAGTCGACTGTTCTGCACGCCACCTCAGGTCACACCGTAACGATGCCCATGCACGATTGTGGGATCGTAGGGATCACAATCGAGAACAGCTCTTTCAGCACTACTGATTCTCCGGTTCATGTCATCGATGACGGTCTCGGGGCGGGTGACGAGTCGTTCCTTTCGTACTGTTCGTGTACTGCGATGGGAGGAGGTCGCGGTATCTTTGTAGATACGCTGCCTCCGGATACGAACGTTCTTTGCGTCTTCTGCGGCGTGGACAACCCGTCCGGGGGAGATGGTTACTATCTCGACGGAGGGGGAGCGTTCGTCATCAGCGGAGGTACAGACGGGAACGCCGACACGGGTGCCAAGCTCCGTAACGGAGCTACGTTGATCGCGACAAGCGGTGCTGGCATCTCTGCCGACATCTCAAGCGGAACAGCAGTGGACGCTGATGCCAGTGTATTCGCTGCGGTGGACTGCCTCATTGATGGGCAGAACGGCGTCAAAGCCACTACGGGAACTGCGGTGTTTGCTGCCAGGATGATCAATCTCGGCGGCATCCCTGGGACACCGGTAGACATCGATGCGACCTCTTTCATGATAGAGGGAGACGTTGCGCTCAACGCCTTTGGAGGTCCCGGTTCGGCCCCTTACGAGAACTGGGTGGTCAACGGGACTCTAGTCAGGATGTGGACGGGCACGTGGGGATCTGGGACTGTGCAAGGCACCGATCAGCGGCCCCCTAAACCTCCACACGGGTATGAGTTCTTCGCCTACGATACTGCTCCCGGTGGCGGAGCTGGAAATGGCGTCACGCTCGTGTACAACGCCTTCTTGCCTGGCTGGGTAGACCCTGCGGGGACCGTCATTCCTTAGGAGGTACAGATGACTCCAAAGATCAAGAAGTCCGACGTGAAGAAGATGCTGCGGTCACTACTCCCTTCGAAGGACGTCGACGGGGTGTCCAACTACCCCTCTTCCCCTTCACCGAAGGAGGTCATCTTCGATACCCAGGCCGAGGCTCTGAAGGTCTGGGACGGCTCGTCCTGGGTTGAGGTCGCTCCGTGAGTTCTCGTATCCTGTTTTGCGTCACTGGGAGCAACGCCTGGTACGGGAAGCTTCTTCAGTGGGCGATGCGGACGAACGTCAACCACTCGTTCATCCTCTACGAGTCCAAGGAGTGGGGTGGCTGGTGGGCCGTTGAGATCAACGAGCATGGCGTCAGGAAGCTACCCGTGGAGAAGCTCGACCGGATCAACTACATCGAGTGCTACGAGTGCAAGAACGACCTCTGGCCGGCACTCAGGACGATCACGGACTTCGTCGGTGCCAAGTACGATTGGCGTGGGCTCCTCTGGGGGTTGTTCAAGTTGATCGTCTTCCGTCTGTTCGGTAAGACGATTCTCAAACCCGTTCACCGGCACCACAGACTGTTCTGTTCTGAAGGTGTTGGACGTGTCATGAAGGCTGGCAAGCTTCCCGGAGCGGGTGACGTAGAAGGGCTCGGTCCGATCCCGGATACAGAGAAGTGGAAGCCTCCGGAGGTCTCTCCTCTATACCTCCAGGTGTATTGGAAAGCCAGCGAGTACTTCTTCCGCACCGACACCCCTCCTGGCGTTCCTGTCGAGAAGTAGCCTTCCCCTCTGACTCTTTCTTGTATATTATGGGTGTGATCTGTCTACTATAGAGAGGTGCCCTTATGCCAGATTTCGAAGAGAAGGTGCTCGAACGTTCCGATCTGACAGCCCTCATCGAGACCTCGACAAAACCTGTTTTGGACCTTCTGGAGGCATCAGTGCTTCGTGCACTCGGGGTGGTCACGAAGACCATCGACGAGGGTCTGACGGAGGAAGAGGTACTCCACGCCGAGGCTTCCATCTACGAAGAGGTGATCCGGACCTGTCTTGCTCGCTCTATCCAAATCGCGGGTGAGCTGAAGGACAAGGGGGACGAGGCCCGTGGGGGTCTCCTCGCGTTGTCCTTGTGGGAGGTCGTGTGTGAGCTGGGTTTGCCAGGAGAGGTTGATGTCGCAGAGGAAGATAAAGAGAACCCCTCCGAAGGCTAAGCAGGTACGTCAGCAGGCCCAAGCCGCTCTGAACCAGCTCGGAGGGCTGCAAGACCTACCTGACCTCCTCCGACGGGCGCTGGAGACCAATCAGAAGCTCATGGAGCGTATCGCCCACCTCGAATCCATCAACAGTGCTCTCGTGCAGGAGAACGAACGCCTCAACACCGAGGTCAGCGCGATTCTTGAAGAGCACGAAACCAAGATCGCTGCACTCGAAGGGAGACTGGAGCCTCTAGAGCTACGGTCGTTGCCCTATGGGTCGCAAGCAACAGGAGCAGTCGATGCGAGCGACTAACCCCTATGTCCACGTTCTCGCTGATCCGGAACCCATGGGTGACCGAGGTCAGCTCATCTGTGAGAAGTGCCTCCTCGAAGGGCGAGAAGAGCTAGAGGTGTGGGAGAACTTTCTGAATGGGTTCATGACCACCGATGCACCGTCCATCCCAGGGTTCTACCCGACGGTGGTCCGTGTGAGGGACAAGGAAGAGGAGCGTATCCTGGAGGCCAGGGAGGCCAAGAACAAGAAGGGTGCCTGCGTGTGGGTGGACCAAAAAGTACGAGGTCGCGTCATCCGCAGGTGGCACCTTCCGTACCCCAGGCCCTCAATGCACATCCAACTGTACCTAGATTCGGAGGCAGGAGAATGATCCAAGAGACGACTTTCCAGGTCAAGACCAGCGACAAGTTCGGTCCCAACTTCTGTGCCGATGACTGCGAGCACCTCGTGCAGTACACGAAGTTCCCCGAACAGAACATCTGCAAGCCCACGGGGGCGATCATCGAGCCTGACCATCACGGCAGACTTCACCGTTGCGACCAGTGTCGCTACATCTTCGACCCCGAGGAAGTCCCTGAGCGCTTCTGGAGTCCTATGAAGGGGGCGGTGGGTTGAACCGACTGCAAGCACTGTTCGAGCGCCTACAGTCCACCTACCTCGACGAGCACGGCAACCCACGAGAACTCCTGTACTCGGAGATCAACGAAGCACTGGAGGGGGCCAAGGTCACCGAGGGGGAGATACTCCAGGGTCTGCGTCGGGTCGTGATCGCTCACATCGCCGCAGGTACCGTGGTCTACGCGGAACAGGGCGGTCCGGAGATCGTGGAGACTTCGCTCCAGCTCCAACCGGGACGCGAGCTGCTGGGGTTGTACAACGCCATCCTGGAGGCCCAGGGGAGGCTTCAGGCAGAGGAAGAGAGGCGAGAATGGCTGGAAGCTCACGAGAAGATGATCTCCGAGATGTTAGAGCGTGGTTGTCTTTCCCAGGAGCAGGCAAGTTCACAGACGTCATCAGAGTCCCCGAGCACTGTTTCGACGAAGACGGAGGACTCCTAGAGAGTGATGTAGTGGAGTACGTAGAGGAGTGGTTCCTGGAGGACCTGGGGATGTCCTACGGGGCCGTTCTGAAAGATGAGGAGCCACCGAACGAGCCGAACATCTTCGACATGACCCCACAGTCCTGGGTGGACTACCTGAACCGCCTGGTCGAGCTGGACGTGTCTGCGGTGGATGACCTCATCGGTAGTAGAGTTCCCTGTAACGAAGTCCTGGCCCGTGATCCCTACGTACAGGTTGTTCAGACCGAAGGTAGCCCCCACACGTTGATCGGGTTCCTGGGGGTACTCAACGGCTTCCTAGCCCCACAAGGGTACCAGGTGCTGGCGGTGTTCCGGGACTCCGACGATACCCTCCAGTGCTTCACCCTCCGTAAGCTCTAGATCGTTTTCTGAAAAAATTTTAACTCTGCGGGACTCTTAGAGTTTCTGGGTACACGCTTACCCTGGGGTGCACGAAAGGGTCAACCTTACAGAACCCTTTCTTGTATGTTAAGGTAAAAAGGTACATTATTCGGTATACGATGCAACGTGTTTTCCGATCCTTTCAGAGAATTACAACTGAGTACATAAAATCCAGCTATCTTGAAATTCTGTGCTCTTTGCGCTGTTTTCGGGTCCCCGCCAGGCTTTCGGAAGATCCCTTGCTTCGCAAGGAATCTTCCTCCAGCAATATACAGATCTGCTAGTATTTCTTAGACTTTATGATCATAGGATCTTATTGATCACGGAAGCTATGGATCAAACGTTTGTAGAAACTTGCCATATCTATCACTTTTTCGTCTTTCGATCTTCATTTTCGAACTTTAAAAGACCAACTCGTACTGGGGTAGAATGGTCCGCGAAAAGTTCCGGCGCGTGTTTGTTCTTCCGGAGGTTGCGGGTAATGGCGAATGGCGTAGATAAGTCCGGGGACTGGAAGCGTTGGATGGAGCGCGAGGTAGGCGAGAAGTCTGACAAAGCCGTTGTGAAGTCTGAGGTGAAGCGCTTGGACGAGAAGATTGACGAGTTGACCGGTAAGGTGGGCACAAAGCATCCATGCGAACAGGAAGCGAGGATCGCTGGTGTGGAACAGTTGAGTGTGCGAAACCAGGAAGCCGTGCAGAGTATGTACAAGTGGTACGCGAGGGGGTTCGCGGCAGTCATTCTCGTGCTGCTGACGTCTGGGGCTATGTTCGTGTGGTACCTGGCCGGGCTATCTTACAACCTGGAGGCGAACAACAAGGTTCTTGAGCAGGTCGAGGATCGTCATCGGCAGGAGGACTCCGCGAGCAGGATCACTGTGACGGCCATCGAAGACGCTGTACGAAGGGCTGTCGAAGACCGCTAGAGCTAGATCCTCCATGCCTGACGTTGTATATTAGGGGTATGGAGAAGCTCAAACTCTCCCCGCGCTGCAAGCTCTGCGCTCTCTTCGACAAGGACGTTGCCTTGTGGGAGGAGGCCCATCGTCGTGTCCTCATCCTGGGGGAGAGCCGTACGCAGGTAGCCGAGTGGCTGAACACGAGGCTCGACGTCCTGAACGCCGGTCACGACCCCGCTGACATCGAGAACTACATCACGCCGTTCCACCAGACCACGGTGTACAACCATTTCCGCAGCCACGTCATCTCGGTCGAGGAGATGGAGCAGGCGCTGACCGCAGGCGTCCATTACACGCAGAAGGACTTGCGTCGAAACGATCCGAAGGCCGCTAGCGCTCAGGCGGCGAAGGCTCCTTTCTTGACGCTGTCCTCTCCTGCGGAGACGTCGGAGGAGGTTGAGGACTACTGCCGCATGCAGCGCTTGGTGTCGGCGGCTGAGGATCGGCTGACCATGTACAACGGCAAGCTGCTCGCCAAGGATCGTGCGGAGCAGGACCGGCCGGTCGACCTGTCAGAGATTCAGCTCTTCCAGAAGCTCATCAAGGAGCTGATGGGGATGAAGAAGGAGCTGGCGGTCCTTCAGTCCTCGGAGGCCATCGCGGGTGCCGCCCTTCAGGAGGCCATCGAGCAGATTGTCAATCTCACCGTGGGGTCGCTCAAGGACGTCCTGATAGAGATGCGGTCCAACATCGCCAGGGAGTTACCAGGTTCGTCTCTACCTCAGCAGATGGAGGGCCTGGTCTTGAACACCGTGGGTTCTGCGCTCAAGGACGCCATCCCTGTCGTCTTGAAAAACATTTCTAAAAAGTACAAGATAAAATGACTATCGTGAAGAGCTTCAAGAGAGACCACGCGGTTCGTGATAGAATGGGGAGACCCATTGGCAGGATCGTCCTCCGGGACGACTCGGCCTACGAGGAAGGGGAGCCCGTGGACGTGGCGTTGCTGACGGTGCCGGTTACGGAGATCGCCAAGATCAAGGCGCTCGTGCTCTACCTGGACGGCCACCCCTACAGGGTCCCGGAGGATGTACCCGACGCCCGAATCATCATTTCCATGGGCAGGCATCGCGTCAACAGCTTCATGCTGGAGCCGGTCAACTTATGAACGACCCCAAGAACCTCGATTTCCTGGACCGTATCACCAACAACATCGATACGTCGTTGATGTCGAGGACCGCTGGCGGACTCTCTGGTCCGGAGGTCGACTACTTGAGGACCCCGGCACCGAACATCGTCGAGTGGGTGACGGGGGTCGATTTCTGGAACATGCCGTCAACGTTTGATCACTCGCGGCAGTACCAGATCATGCGCGACGTTTTCTGCACGCGTTGTCCGATCTGCAACTCGATGAAGCCCGAGGACATCGACTGCTGGGGGAAGTCTCGCATCTACCTGGAGTCCGAGACTCTGCTCGTGTGGAACGAGCGCGCCCAGGACTTCGTCTGTCCAAGATGCACCCATACCCAGCGGGAGTTGATCCGGGACCGGATGTTCATCCCGTACAACGAGATGATCGTCCTGGCCGGTATGCGTAGCGGCAAGTCCTACCTGGGTGCGCACATCGGAGGCTACTACGAGCACTTCCTGTCCACGCGAGCCATGTTCGGTCATGGCTACCTCCAGCGGATGCTCAAGCAGGCTGCTGCGGAGTGGTTCGAGGTCACCTTTGCGGCCAGTACAGCCACGCAGGCTGCGCAGACCATCTACGCCAAGTACCGGGAGATGCGGAAGGGCTCTCCGTGGGTTCAGCGGTACGTGTCCTGGGTTCGGGGGTTCGAGGAGCGACAACCGGCCGGTTCAGACATGTGGACCTACCGGACCAACGACGACGCGGTCCTCGACGGGTGGGCCAAGGTTCGTTACAACCGCATCGCGTCGGATTCTAGAGGTGTCGCCGGCAGGACCCGTATCGCGGCATCCATTGACGAGTGGGCGCGTCTCTCTGATACGGAGGGTACCCGTTCGGCCACGGAGCTGTACCGTGTGCTCAACCAGTCGTTGAAGACGATCCGTGCCGCCGTGGACCTCAACGATCTTCCGGCTTTCATGGGTCTGATGATCAACGTCACCAGCCCGATTTCCCAGGATGACCCCGCTATGGAGACCTACAACAAGGCCTCTGATGGGTCCCTGAAGCGCACCTATGCCTGGAAGGGTCCGACCTGGGAGTTCAACCCGCAGATGCCTCGGGAGGTCTTCGACGAGGAGTACGTCAAAGACCCTGTGGCGGCCGAGCGTGACTTCGGCGCCAATCCCCCCAACGCCGAGTCTCCTTTTGTCGACGACCCCAAGAGGTTCTGGAAGAGCGTCGACTTCGAGCGCAAACCCATCGCGACCTTCCAGTCGACCTACCTCACGGACCCCACGGGCAAGGATTACGTGGGATCGGAGCTGGCGCACTGTGCGCTCGACCACACCAACACCTACTACATATTCGGTGATGCTGGGTTGACCTGGGACTCTTTCGCTCTCGTTTGTGCCCACCCGGAATGGATCGATGCCAGCGAGTTCTCGAACGCAGAGGTGCTCGACGAAAACGGAGTGCCTGTCAAGAAGCCCCAACAGTCGCCTCCAGGGGCGGGGCGGGTAGAACCCTCCACGGGTTGGGACGTGGTGTTCGCGGAGCAGATGGGGAGTTTCATGGGGGCCAACATCCCCGTGGGTGCCGACGGGGCGATGATCAAGGAGTCCCAGGCCAATCGTCGTCGAGCCATGACCGCCATGGATGTTCAGAACACCGGGCGTATCCCGTACGATCACATGGGGGAGATGCTGTGTACGGTGGTTGATTTCGCGCTCCGCATCGTCCCCACCGTGGACCGTGACATCTGGTTCAACTCCGTGGTTGATGTCGTGGAGAGCTTGCAGAAGAAGATTCGGATCGGCGGAGTGGCGTTCGACCACTGGAACTCTGAGTCCACGATACAGCAGCTACGCACCATGGGTATCCTGGCGCGCAAGGTGACCTTGAAGACCGAACACTTCATGGGGTTCCTCCGGATGTCCTACAACGGCCGTGTCAAGCTGCTGCCTCCCGATCAGAGGGACACGGTGGGTCTCACCGACACGGGTGCGCTCGTCATCGGCACCCCTCAGGAGGAGATGCAGCCTTCGTCGGTAGCGCTGGTTGAGCTGCTCAAACTGACACGGTCTCCCGATCTGCGAAAGTTCTACAACCCCAAGAAGGGGCAGATCAGAGGCAAGGACTCTGATGATCTCGCGCGTTGCTACGTCGGCGCGCACCACCTGGTGCAGGATTCCATCGTGGACGAGATGGCGAACCAGAAGCGACGTATGTCGATCCGTAAGCGCCAGATCGCTACAGATTCCGGCTCGGTTGGCCAGGTCTACCAGGGACGCGGTCAGTGGTAGGTCTTTAAGAATCCCAAATCGAGCGTGCTATACTGCCCTTGTGTTTCAGGGAGTCTTCTCCCTATGACAGGATTGAAAGGGGACGAAAATGGATCTCTACATCAAGGGTCTGGCTGCGAATGTTAGCCTCTCCGGGGATGGCGGCGTCCCCAGCATCAGCGTGTCGAGCAACGAGACTGATCAGGTCGCGGTTCGCGAGGTGATCGGCAATCAGCGTTTCTGCGAGGACGCGGCGACCTTCATCACGGGCGGAAAGATCGAAGTGCGCGTGGGGAGCGCCACGGGCCGCATCCTCGCAGCTAGCGAGATGTCGGCGGTCCAGGATGGCTCGCTGTACGATCTCGATCAGGACGGCGTGGTCGACCAGTCCGAGAAGGGTGCCGGCGCGGTGCAGGTCGACATCGATCTCAAGGACACCACGACCGAGTACGAGATCCAGCTGCGCGGGACGGGCTCCGGGTACTTCCTTCCGACCCGGTACGTCTACGTGTGCACCGAGGACGACTCGCTGGTCGGGGACGCGACTCTGAACCTGGCTACCACGAGTGGCGGTACCGATCTGCTGAACGCCCAGGGTGTCCTGGTGGACGCGGCCGGCGAGGGCTTCTACACCAACGTGACTCCTCCGGTGGCGGCTGCGGCGATGCTGGCCGACAACGCGACTCTGTACGCCAAGGTCGCTGGTGCCGACAGCGGCACTTCCGGCAAGATGAAGCTCGTCATCGAAGGCATCTTCGTCTAGAAGCTGCCCCGTCTGGCTACTTCCTGTATATTACGTGTAGGCCCTCTTGTGCGCCGAGGAGGTGTAGGTGGCCAAGCGTAAACCGGTGGAAGTGATCAAGGTCGACGGAAAGTCTCGTCAAGTTAAGATCGAGCAACCTCCTCCGTGCTATAACCGCAAGGAACCCTACTGCCGACCCGACCTGTGCGGGGAGTGGTTCGGCACTTGTCAGACGGAGGAGCATGATGATCACTCTGGATGAAGCCATAGAATCTGCCAAGATCTCAGCGGGCAAGGACCGTATCCTGCGTCAGCAGCACTATGAGGATCTGCTTCAACAGCTCTCCGAGGAGGAGCGCTACCCGTTCACGATGGCTCTCGCGGAACTCAACATCGGTCCGCGTACCGGGCACAGGGAGGCCTCGGAGGCTGTCCGGGATTTTTTGTCTTCGAACCCCGTTTGTAGAACTCTTGTAGGGGCTACGGGTCTCACTGAGGGTGACGTGGAGGGGAGGCTTGTCTACGCCGCCATGCACAAGGACGCTCAGTGGTGGCAGAACGTCAAGGACAAGGTCAAGGACTGGTGGGGTACCGGTGCTCCTGAGGGGTACAAGGACTATGCGGGTGAGGTTTTTCCCTACAAGGAGCCGGGTACGGAGGAGATGTACTCGACGGAGCCTGAGGAGTTCGTTGGCGGTGGCGTGCCGCCGATGCCAGCACCGGAACTTCCGGTACCCGTACAGGAGGAGCCTGTGAAGGAACCACGTGTCCCGGTCGGTGAGCCAGAGCCTGAGGTGGTGCCGCCGTTCGAGGAGGAGGCTCCTCCGGCGGCGTTTGGCGACGTCAGGGAGATCCCCGAGATGATCCCCATCGAGTCTTCGAACTTGGAGCAGGTGGGGTACGACCCTGAGGAGAACCTCCTATACATCATCTTCAAAGCCAAGCGCAACACGCCACGGACCATGTATCGGTATACCGGTGTTAGCGCTGACGAGTTTGAGAGCTTCTTCACTGAGGACTCGGCGGGCAAGTACTTCCACCGGGCCATCCGGGGTACGAAGCCCTACACGGGTCCCATCGATCCTGCCACGTACGGTCTCTAAAGGGACGTACTCCAACTTTAAGAATCCCAACGGATCGTAGGGTATACTTGCTCCTGCCGTGAGGAGTGAGGTATAGCTATGGCGTTTTGGCCCTACCCTGCGGGGTATCCGACGGTTCTCGACAATTTCTCGGTCGCCCAGATCGACAACGTCGACATCGTGTGGGCTAACCACCCTAATTCGTTAGCTTCTGCTGTCATGGCCCTCCAGGCCAAGCTCAACGTCGACAACTCGCTTGTTGTCGGTACCGGAGGGCTGGAGTTCGATCCTCTCGGGAACCCCTCGAATCCGGGGACTCCTGGATCTCCTTCTCTCTGGGTGGACAACTCCAGTGGTCCCGGTTTCCCCATCATCTACACTGATGATCTCGGGAATAGCTACGATCTCCGGACGGCGTCCTCGGCGGGATTCCTCGGTTTTGGGTTCACGTGTCCTCCAGGGATGGTCGTGGGGGAGTTGGCCCACATCAACGGTGCAGATACGGTGACGTGGGCGGACGCCACGGCGGGTCTGCGCGCTGACGGCATGGTCATCAATGTGTACGGGGGTGGCACGACCTGCGACATCGCTTATCGAGCGGAGGTTGCGGGGTTGTCCGGCCTCACTGCGGGGTCTGAGTACTATCTGGGGGACGCGGGGGCTGCTGTCCTGGAGATTGCGATCCCCGGTACGGCCACGGTGAAGCAGCTCGTTGGGGTGGCACGTTCGACTACGACTTTGGTGGTGAACCCCACCTTGGCAACGACGGTGTAGGGAGGCGCGAATGACGGTCAAGAAATTCAGGGTCAGCTTCGACGGGTTGCCGGATATGTTGTTGCATGACGACAACGGTACTCCGATGCTACGTCTCAAGGTGTTCACCCGTTCCGGTTATCGGAACCTCGACATCCACGCCGGGGAGATCGTCCGTACGGAGGACGACCTGGTGAAGGCTCAGCTGGAGCAGTATGC